CAACAGCAACAACTGTAGTTCCAATAGCAACAGCAGCCATACTCATAGTTCAATCTCCTTCAAAATCTTTTTATTGTGTCTCCAAGTTTGTATCCGTGGATTGTCAATGTCAATCAATGGATTGTAATCCCTGCAAGTTACCGACTCAACGATCTCGTCTGGGTCAGTCAGATCAGTCACATGACAAGTAGCCCAAATAGTATCTTCATGCGCGAAAAGCATCCTGCGCGTTCCTGCTTCTGTAATGCCAGTATAGGGAGCTTGGTATCTCTGGACAGGAACATCGTGATACCAAACAGAGACATCACCCTTCATCACAAAGAATGGGTGAGTAGTTAGATGCATCAAGGTAGTTAGAAGCGTATCTTTGGGGATTAATATTTCTCTGATATACATCCCCGGCGTGAACCTGTGGATCAATGGACATTCTCGTTGCGGGAAGTCCAGCATCGCCACTTCACATTGATTCAAGAAGTCCTCTGGGTCTTTGTAACCTTGGACGCTTTGTGCATCAATCTTCTCTTGGATCGTTAGTGTCATGGCCAACTAGGTTGAAAGAAATAATCATCCGCACTCGGAGAGCCAAGATAATTCCCAATTAAATTTTCGGGACGCTGGAAGTTTGCAATACGAAGTGGTGCAGCAGTTGGAATCTCTTCACCCTCCATCACCTTTTCTTCTTCTTGAACTGCCAATCCCAAGTTAGCCAAGAACTCCTGCGGCTTCCTGTTCTCCCTAGAGTTCAGAGCAAGCACCGCATAGATCATTGCATCTGGCGAGAACTCTACCAACTGCAACGGGTCGGTCACATCGTAGAATCGCTTGCTGGCATAGATCGTCATGCACTCCACATTCCTTGGAATCTGGAACCTACGGAATACAGGGTTCACATCCGTTGGCTGGTAGATTGCAATCAAGAACTGGATGTCCAGCACAGGGTCATAAGCATACACTCGGATTCGTCCGTATGTTTTTGGCTTGCTGACCGTGCGGATTGCCGTGACTAGCTGAGTTGACTTGCCGATGCTTGGGCCGTTCTCTGCTGTTACCTCGACATTCTGATACGATTGGTATTCGTTCTGCGCCTCAAACAATAGCTTCACGCCTGCGTCTTCCATCTTCTCTGCCATTACGGCGATTTGATATGGACGGGCGGTATAGTCGCGGAACAATACATGGTATCCCCCGGCCTCGGTGATTAGCTTGTGGCAGGAGTTGCCGCTATTGTAGAGGTTCTTCCATTGAGTAGCATTGAACCACTCATCCGCGAGACTGGCCGATTCTCCGTTGATCCAAGCAAGACGGATTTGCTCGTAGCGATTAGGCAGCGTGAAGCAGGAATCAGCACACTTAACGCAGAAATACTCTGCGGTGTTATTCCATTCCCTTTTGTTCCACAAAAGTCTGCGAGCTTGGTTAATAGCTTTGATGGCCCTTTCCGACGAGCAAACGCCAGAATCACCAACAAAGCCCTTCACCACCTCCACCATCTCATCGAGGGTATCGGCCATAGGGTTTATCGTTAACGATAATTACTGAGGGCCACCGAACTGCGTGACCATTTTGCCAACAGTTGGGAGTGGTTTGCTAGAGAATGGAGTTGGCTTCTTCGCGCCCAAATTGGGCAAATTCCCCATGCCTTCACGGATGGTTCCACGGGTGCTTGAGCCTCCGCTAACGAGGCGTGGGTCTGTTCCTTTAAGAGGTGTCATAGTATTAGTTTAGTTTGTGTGTGTGGCTGTCCATTGTAACTGGGTAACGGTTGCTGGATTGTCGTTAACCAGAATGGTGAAGCCTGTTGTTGTTTGCCCAGTCTGCAAAATATATTTACCAGCCGCCACCGATGTAGCTGTTCCTACTGGAGTGATAGATACCCCGTAGGTTGCTGTAGGTAGCGCGGCGAAAGTGACATTCAAAGTAGAGTTTCCAGCAGTAACTGAAATCAACCCAGTCCGAACCGTAATGATCGGACGAGCGAGAAGCGCAGTAATGTTAGCCTCAATCGTAACGATGTCAGCTTGGATGTCGTTAACTTCAGTCTGAAGATTGGATACATCAGTCGTAAGTTGCGCGATAGCCTCTGGGCTGAGATCGCTCAAGTCGGGAATGTTGACGGTTCCATTAGCTAGAACTGTGTCGATAAAAGTCTGGAAGATATTGCGCCAGTCACCAGATGGGCAGAAGTCATCTGGCACATTCGGGAAAATGATTTGAGGGTTTGAGTCCTGATTATCCATAAATAGCGTAGTCCCAGTATCTTTCGGGACAACAGATTTCAGCGCATTCTTGTTGGTCTTCTGGGCAATCACCAATAGGCGAGTCTTCGTTGTTCTTGATGTTTGCCATGATCCGAACCCTATCCACGGTAGCTACTCCCGTCAAGCTGATTTTCAGTTGAAACTCACTACCTTCCACCGCTGGGATTCCAGCTATATCATTGCACTCGGATGGGTCTGGCGTTGTGAACTTGTAGCGTTTGTATTGGTTCCCGCCCCTCCGTGGGGTGCAGTCATCAATCAGAGTTGGTGAACATGGGTTGCATCCGTAGGTAGTAGGAACCTTCAACTCCGACCAGCATGGGTTGCTATCCGAACGATACTCCACTTGGCTAGTCACCTCGCCGGGGATATTGCTCATCCACATTTCTCCACCAGTTATTTTCTTCCGAATGAACTTGTTTGTCAGTCCGCTCTTGTTGAAGTCGTAGCGTCCTGTCGTAATGAAGCCTTTGATCTGGCTGGTTCCATTAGGCCCGTAGTCATCGCCGCCATCATTCGTGATTTCATACAGGCGATTCTTTTCGTCTTGGTCAAAGCTGAATCCGAACCCGCGCTTCTCTCCATCAATCATCGCAGTCAGTAATTGAGTTGGGCGGAAGCCTGTCCATAGACCATTCCAGCGGAAGGTAAGATCGGCGTCAGGTGACGGACTAGCAGTTTGATCCAAGTCGAGAACAACCATTCCCCTGTGGTATCTATGCAGTCCTTGTGCTTGGTTTTTCTTTGTCTGTGGCGCGACTGTGCTTACCAAGTAGTTGTTGATATACATGGTCGAGGCGAATTGCTTCAACCATTTCGTATCCAAATCAACCCACTTGTTCACCTCGCGGGAGAGCTTTCGCAATGAGAAGAATCTACCGAACTCCGATTGGCTATTGGAATAGAACGCCCAACCATCGTGGGAGCGGAACCAGAGTTCACTATTAACTAGAGAGACATACGGGCTAGTGCAGCCGCGACCTAGCAGGGAAATACGCTGGATGTTCGATGTGTTCCACAATGTTCTTGGGATACTGACATCCATCGAGAACGCGCCATTCGTTGTAAGAACTACTAGCTCACCTTGGCCGCGAAGGTTTCCTCCGATGTATGGCATCACCTTCATGGCGGTGATATTCCCCATCATCGCTGGAGTCGAGAACGCTCCACCCTCTGCCCAGTAGGTAATCTCTGTGAAGTTCTGGGTATTTGTAGTATCTGTAAATCCAGCCCCGAAGATAATGTCCGATGCGTAGATTTGGTTGAATTTGTCGGATACGAACACTCGCCCAAAGGCATACTCCATGATCGTGCCAATCGGCATCTGGCCTTTAGCTGGATATAGCCTATACGCTGGCATCGCTACCGTCCCAGTTCCAGTTGCTGGGCCAGTTGCCGTGAACTTAACACCAACCGTATTAGATGGTGCGCCAATTAGCGTGTAGTCAGTCGTGCCTATCGTGACGATCTCGCAGTAGGTATTAGCTGTGATTAGTGTGGCAGATACCGCCCCAACTACCCCACCCCATGCTATTGCGTATTGGTAGCCGTTCTGGATGTAGACTCGATCTTCAGCCTGCACGAACCATGTGTGCATGAGTGAAGCGTCATTCCAGTCAGTCAGCCCCGGCAAGATGTATGCCGTTGCGTAGTTATTGATGATATGCAGGAAGTATATCTTCCCAGATACAGAGAGCAGTAATCCATCTCCCAATGCCGCCTCGTTGACCTTGCGGTATGGATATGCCCCTTGGAAGTTGCCAGTCTCAATATCGTTAACGATAGTCGCTGGCTGTCCTTCACCTGCAACTATTCGGAGATTCCGAATACTTGGTCTAGTCTGGTTAATTCCCCCGCGAAATGTGCGGTTGACCGATTCGGCTACATAGAACTCTGGAAGATACGATGGATGAGTATCGGCGTCTTGCGCTACGATACTTGTGAATCCATCGAATACTGATCCCTCTGTTGGCATTAGGCATTAACGCTTTTAAGGACAATGAAACGCAATGTCAATGCCTCAGACAAATTGCCAGCGGTGATGTTTCGGATTGTGATATTCGCATTACCAGCAGCGGGGGCTACGGCGAAATTGTAGGAGCCAAGTGTTCCGCCAGAAATATGACTGACTACCACGATGTCAGTTGCCTCGATAACCGAATTGCTCAAGCTGAATGTGACAGCAGTAGCGGCATTAAGCGCAGCGTTATCGGTAACGATAATTCCAGTTGGGCGGTTCAGCGTGACAGAGTTTGCCTTTGATCCTGCGCCTTGTGTAATAGACCCTCCTGCTCCAGTATTGTATCCAATCTTGGAAGAGTTGCCAGTAGCTAGAATCGTGCTGTTCGTAGTAAGCGGCCCAGTCATTGTATCGCCTGCCTTACTAACTTTTGATGAAGTTAACGATGAAGAAGCAGCATCTACATATTGCTTGGTAGCCGCGCCGAGAGCGGTAGTCGGATCGCCAGAAAGGATGAGCGGCCCAGTCATCGTGTCACCCGTCTTGTTGACGAAGGTGATAGCATACGGTTCCCACTCGATCCTGTTATCTGTATTGTCCCAGATGAGCCAAGACTTAGCGGTAGGGCTGGTCAATGCCTTTTGGCAGAATGCTTCATCTTCTACAAGAAGTCGCTTGGCGGTATCCGTAGCAGGATTCGGATCACAAAAGATCGGAAGCTCGTCGTTGGCTGGTGTGCAGGGTGTGCAGTTACTCATAGGTTTTAGCAATCGGTAGCGTCAGCGAACTCTGGCAAGGTTTTAAGATAATCGTATCCTTGAGCAATTGCATCTTTTGCATTTTCTCCGACAATTGATACAAATTCAAAATTTTTAATATCAATTGTATCTGAATCTTTTGTTTTCTTAAAAAAGATTTTACCAAATGATTTTTCTTTATTAAAAATAACTTCTCCTACTTTAATATAAGCGTTTGGAATAATTGTTTGTTCACCAAAATTATTTGTTAGCGATATGTTTTTTTGTAGTGCCATAATATTATAGTGTTTTTCTTGATACTTCTCTCCAAATTGATCCTGTTGATATTAGAGTCAATATGCCATCTGGATTTGTTGAAAAATTACTTCCTATTCCAAAATTAAATCCATTTTGAATTGAATTTATTCCTGTTAGCATAATTTTTATTTCTTTTCCTTTTGGACATAAATTTGCATTTTGCACTTGAGTTGTTCCAGATACATAAATAATATCATTTACAATATCTATTGCAATAGTTGATGCTGATGCAATTGTTTTTGTTTTATTTGTTTGATTGTCTTTAATGATTATATTTTCAGATGTTAAAGACCTTTGATAATTTATATCAGACGATAAATTATTTTGAAAATTGTTTGATTGAATAATGATATTACCAAGAGATGACGAAATTGTATTTATTCCATGTCTTTGGCTATTTACACCAATATTAACATAATCATTCCCAAAATAATTTCCAATGATTGAAATTTGATCTACATTTGCATCTATAAACAATCCATCATACCCTGATAATGTAGTGGTTGAATTATTTGCAAATATACTATTGCACAATTTAATCCGAATCGCATTTCCACCTATAAGCAATCCATGTTTTTTATTGAAAAAATATCTATCGTTTACAGACGAATATCCATCAACGCCAATAATTCTAACTCCATCTTCTTCATTTGAAGCAGACCAAAAATTACTTGTGTGAATTGATCTTATTGAACCGATATTTGCATCAGCTAATAATCCATAATTGCAAGTATCAACGGATACATTGTTAATAAATACCCATGAAACATTTTTAGAAATAGTATTAGGATAAAAATATATTCCGTTATTTGCTGTAGTAAAATCTGAATCAGAAATAACAATTCCTCCACCAGCATTAACTAATATACCATTACTATTTGGTTGTGTAGATGAATTTCCACAAGCGCAATCGGAAATAAAAAATCCATCTCCACCATCAACCCATATAAATGAACCCGCAAACTCTCTTGCTTGACAATTTGAAATATAACACGCACCACTTCCAGCAACTTCAATTCCATTGTATTGATTATTGAATTTGCAATTTTTAATGGTTGAATCTTTTACGTTTAATAATTTAATACATGAACCACCTGATCTAATTAATGATGATTCAAAAACAAAATTTTCAATTTTGATATTTTGTAATTGATTTGATGGATTGTAAAATTCAAAACAATTTCCATTTGAAACAGGTTTTATTTTTGCAAAATTACCATCTATAAATGTATTGTTTTTAGTAATGCTTACAACTCCTAAAAGGTATGTTTCTTCTCCGTTAAATTCTATTTTCCCTCCATTCACACCTAATGAATTAATCGCAGCTTGAATCGCAGCAGTATCATCCGCAACTCCATCACCAACCGCACCGAAATCCTTGACATTGACCACATCAGCCATGCGTGTAGCAAGATTGCGTGGTGTAGTCGATCCAGTAGAAAGGAATGGAGTGAACTCATTGAACCCAGTAGCAGTCACCCATGCCAGTCCATTCCAAGCATAAAGTTCGTTGGCTCCAGTATTCCAATACAACGCTCCAACTTGAAGTGGATTCCCTTGGTTGTCCTGCGTTGGTGCTACCGCGAATGCTCCGAGGTAGAGTGCATTAAACTCAAGCCAGAGGTCTTCGGCCTTGTTAGCCTGCGTCTGGGCGTATTGGGCATACTGAGCAGTCCTTGTGAGGGATTGATTGAAAGATGAACCGCAAGGGTCGTGGTTACAATTAGAGTTGCAGCAGGACATAATTTTATCGTTAACGATAGTTAGGGTTTAAGTCAAATGTTTTTATTGGCTAAATTGTGAGTGCATGGCATCGCGGCCAATCACCGCGCCAAGGTTTATCCACCCATGCTGCGCGAAGACCTCGATCACCTGTAGCGGCATCCGCGATCTTGTGGGCCATACTGTGTGTAGGCCATTGTGATTAGCATCTAGGTCGATTGCCGCTGCCCATGCGTGTTTGCTTGGCTCTGAGCCTCCGCGCTGGGGTCGATTCACATAGCTTCCGAAGAACTTGTCGATACCTGCCGCGCTTCTTGAATCTGGTGTCGGATAGATGTCTAGCAAGTCCTCAAAGATTTCCATGAGGCTTTCGGCGCACTTGGCGTGGATTGGAATCCCGCTGATCGTCTCTGGCCCGTCATACAGATACATTTTGTATGGAGGCTTGATTCGGACGATAGGAACTTTCCCCGGCTCGCCGAAGAACTCTGTGCAGGCTTTTGTGGTAGGCTTTGGTGAGATAGGAGGATTGGGAGACATAACAGCAAGGTGCTTCTTTAGAGCAGCCATACTCTTTGGCCCCCACCACCCGTCTGGCGTAACGCCAATACGGGCTTGCATACTCTCTATCTCGGCCCTAGTCATTTGCCTTTACGAAGGACATTGATGAGTCCGACCAGCCCTAGCCCTGCGGCCAAGATTTGGTTCTGCAACTCTGGATCAAGTTTTACTCCAAGAGCAGTCGCTACTAGGATGATTCCGCGCCATGTCGAATTCTCTGACAAGCGTTCCAATACGATGTTTACGATTTTCATTTGTCTTTTATTGTTTTTGAGAAGTGCTGCCATGCATACACTACATTAGCATCAGCTTCTCGGTCTGGGTTCTGGTATGGAACATACGATACCGCCAATTTAATCGAGCCAAGTTTTCCTTGGTTCTGACCAGTTGGCGGTATCGGTATGCTCACGCAGGAGGAAAGTAGTATAGCCGCGATTATCGTTAACGATAGTTTCATTTGTCTTGTTTGCGTTTCATCTTGGAAAGCATCATAAATATCGAAACCCATGCGGCGACGATTGCGCTAAAGGATGCCAAGATTCGGAACCATATATCTAACTCAGGTAACATAGAAATCATTACTGCAAACACGCTGTAAATCGTGCCAATATATCCTGTCCCAGTTGATAATCCATTATCGGAGTTCATGATTAGTTTAGAGTATTTGGTATTACAGCATTAAATCTTGTGGATGTGACTACACCATTTGTATAGATAATATTGGCGTATGCAAATAGATATTTGCTATTATCCGCTACTGGCATCGAGCCAATCCAAGTGCGCCCGTCATTAGTCGTTGTTACGCTAGACCAGACACGATCCATATTAAATGGCTGAACTTCTGCCTTCCAAAACTCAACAGAAGAAATTGTTAGCGATGTATCTGGTTGGACATTGAATTGAC